AAATTGACTCATTGGAGAAAGCTGACTGGGCGTTAAAGAAGCTCAAGGCTATCCAAGCGCATGATGATGAAATTGGCCAAGTTGCGAAGAACAATATTGACCAGGCAATTGCATGGCGCGACCGGGAGCTTGATAAGAACCAAGCCAACCGCGAGTACTTCGAAGGGCTACTGACCGACTATTTACGTGATCAACGGTTAGTCGATAAGAAATTCAAAATCGATACCCCTAATGGCCGTGTATCAACTCGTAAGAACCCGGCTGGGTTGGCGTATGACGAAAAGATGGTTTTAAACTCACTTCGTAATCAAGGTATGAGCCAATACATCAAGGTCAAGGAGTCTATTGATAAAGTTGATTTGAAAAAAGCTGGTCGCATGGTTGGTGACAAGTTTGTCATGGAAGATGGCGAGATTATCGCTGGTATTACTGAAAAACCAGCAACTGAGAAGGTCACGTTTAAATACTAGGAGGAACCGATATGAGTGAAGCAATCGCGAAAGCAGAAAATCAAACGAACAGTCTATCCCTAATCATGGGTACTGATCAAAACAAGATGGCTAGCGAACTACAGGCTATCTCTAATTTCCAAACTATGGTTCAACATCAACTAAAAGATGGTCAAGATTTTGGGGTCGTCCCTGGTACACAGAAACCCACATTATTGAAGCCTGGAGCCGAGAAGATTCAAATGCTGATGGGCGTTAATAGCGAGTATAACGTCATTGATAAGGTTGAGGACTACGATTCGGGTTATTTCGACTACACCGTCAAGTGCGTGCTGTACAAGAGTGGTATGCAGTTAACTGAGGGATTGGGGTCGGCAAACACAAAAGAGAGTAAGTACGTTTCTCGTGATGGTTTTTCAATGAAAAACACGGTACTGAAGATGGCGAAAAAGCGGGCCCAGGTTGATGCCACACTGACCATCGCTAGTTTATCAAATGTCTTCACACAGGATGTCGAAGATATGCAGAACTTTAACCAACGTGAGAATAACGAAACCATGACTCATGATGAAGCCTTTAATTTAAAACTTAACTTTGGCAAAAATAAAGGCAAGAGCATGGGAGATGTCATGAATGAGAATCGTGGCTATATTGAATGGCTAGCTGAGAATGCACAGAAACCTGAATTTAAGACTGCTGCTAAATTATTACTAGCTGGCAAGCAACAGCCTGTAGCAGACGATAAGGCGAATGAAGATTTTGATCCTACCACCATCATTGCTAGTTCAAAACAGACGAGTGAGATTGCTAACCTTGCTGGTGAACTGGCCACCCAAACCAAGAATGGCACACCATTATCAGTGACTAATGAGGTTATTCAACAAATTGTCTCTGATTGGAAAGGGACTGACGATGATTGGAAGAATCTGACAGTAGCACAAGCAGAGGATGCTAAGAGCCAGCTACAAGGATTGCTAGCGGCATTTGATAAGAAATAAACATTCGAATTGGCTTGAATGCAGCAGTGACTGAATCCACCGAATGGGTGTGAGGCCCATGTTAGTGAAGGAGGTGTAGATTTGGATTATTTCAAGCAAAGACGAGCTTACAGAAATCTGAAACGGAACCAAATAGATATCTCAACTGGTCAAAATAACCTGTATCGCGAGTTATTAGACTACGCGAACGATGAGTATCAGCTAGATAAACTGTTTACCCTAAAGAATTCTGCGTTGCTCGATCTTACTGGACTATCCGAGGCCGGGCTAAAGAAGGCTAGGAACGAACTAGTACAACTTGGATTAATCAAATACGTCCCCGGCAAAAGGAATAAGCAAAAGCCTCAGTACCAAATTATCAGGCTTTACAGTACCAGTTGGGCTACTAGAAACGGTGATAGTAGCTCAACTAGTAACCCAAGTAGTAGCCCAACTGGTAACCCAGACAGTAGCCCAACTGGTAGCTCCAAAGAACTTACTAATACTACACCTGAACTGACTACTACCGAAAAAGATAATAAGGACCCACGTGACCATATTCGTGAAGAGTTCCAGAACGAAGTGTGGGCTGTTTACCCACGCCAAGAAAAGTTTGGTGACGCATGGAATGCTTATTATCGGGCTACCGTTACTGGCGCCAACCCCGCTGGTAAAGCCACTAAGAGCCAAATCATTCAGGGTATCGGCAATTATAAGCGATACTTGGAAGTTAAGGGGATACAGGGACAGTACGTTCAGCAGCTAGCGAACTGGTTGGATAACGGTGGTTGGTTAAGCAATTACGACATGACACCACCTAAGCCAAAGGGTAAGTCTGGGGCCGGACGTAAAGAGATCATTCCAAAGTGGGCGCAAAACGGCGCTTCTCAGGCGGATTCTAAGCCAAACTCAAGCGATAACGAGCAGGACGATATGAGTGATGAGGCGTTCCTAGCGTTCATGAACAGTCAGGAGGAAGCTAAATGAATTGGGGCAATCAATTAGTCAATTTAGCCGCTAACCATGCCTATGAACCGGCCGCGTTGCACTGGACTAAGCAGCGCATGAAGCGGCATTTAAAGGCCGGTGGTAGTGCACAAGATGAGGTGTGCGCTCATGAGTACAAGTTATTTGCACTCGCGGTTTTAATTATTGAATATCAGCGGGATGGGTTAAATTTTGATTTGACCCAATGTTGGGGTAAGCCAGCCGAGTATTTTATTGATCTAGAGCAAGCTAGACAAGGATTGCAAACGGAGGTAAGCGCATGACTGAAACACAGGTGCTAGTAATTAACGCTGACAGACCGGACATTGATCAACCGTTAGCAATGGGGCCGGAACCGGAAATGTTTAAGCTCACGCAACATAACTACAAATCTGGTGAATGGCCGTTTCCAGTTAGACTTGTGAAGCCTGGAACTAAGCCATGGGATGATGCGATCTACCTAGCCAGTATGAAACAAGATCCGAAGCAGGGAGAACGTGAAGATATCAAAGCCATTCGGCAAGCACATAAGCATGGCAAACATTCTCTCAGGCAGATAGCCGAAAGCACGGCAATTGAATTCAAGCGGGTAAAGGATTTGGTCCACAAATGCAGCCTGCCACTGAATAACGGTTACTGGCGTGCTGAGAAGTATAACAATCCTGACGAAGTGATCGCCTATCAAACCCTGTCACGGTTATGCAAGAAGATTGACGCCCCAGAGTTTTCGATTAGACAGGCTAGTATGTCTAACGGGGTCGTTAATGGCTATTACATTAGTTGGGTACCGGGGCTGAAAAATAAACATGATTAAGCATACTTTCATGCTGACACCAGTTCAGCAGCAACGACCGCGAGCCACGCGTTATGGTCGATCGATTCGGCTGTATGATCCTAAAGCAGTCAAGCAATTCAAACAGGCTGTCGCTGAGGAAGCTATGCTCACGTATCGACATCAGCCGTTGTCAGGCAGTTTGGCAGTTACCTTGGTATTTTATCGACCGGTACAGCAAAGCTTGTCTAAGGTCGAAAAACAGCGCCGGATTGACGGCAAACACTTACCAGTCGTTAAGCCAGACTTAGACAATTATATCAAGTCGTTTCTTGACGCATTACACGGCATTTACTGGCAAGATGACGCACTGATAACAGATATTGTTGCTAGTAAACGTTATGGCCGGCAGCCGAGAATTGAGATTGAGGTTAAGGAGATTGAACAAGGATGACAAGCTTATCAATGGTATTGGGTAAAGAAGCGGTAGTGGCCTATATGGTCGTCCTGACTTTTCAAGGTGAGGTCATAGAAAACTACCCCAAAATATACGCACAATATAGTGCCGCTTTTAAGCGTTGTGACCACTTAAATCATGTACTTAAGAGTGATGATTATCGTTGGAAGCTTATGTGCGCCAAGGGCTGGTATGACGTTGGCCCGAATGATAAGGGGGATTAGATATGGATAAAGAAATACCGGCATGGGCCATACAAGCGGCCTGTGAGGCTATGGGCTACGCAGATGAGTCGGAAGTAGCGTGGGAAGACTACCCGCTGGTTATGGCGATGGCAGAATCGATGGAGGGCGAAGAATAATGACAATATTAAATGGATTTAAGCCGGTTGACCTGAGTTCTACTAATGGTATGGGTTCAACACCGACAATTAAGGTAACAGATAGCAGTGTAACGTTTAATAGGGGCTTTTGCAGAGAACTTAAATTTGCACAATTCATAGAATTATACGTTGATATTAAGAACCATAAAGTCGCTTTTATGGGAACAAATACTGAAACTAAGGTATCTAGACATTTTTGTCAACCGAAGAAATCTAAAAAAGTAGCCGGCGTGTATTGGACGGGTAAGAGCATTCGGCATGTCATGGACGTATCTTTAAATCGTAAATCAGGACAGACTTTAAAGCTAGTTGGTAGTAAGGAGAACGGAGCAATTGTTTTTAACTATGGAAATATTGATCAAGGAACCAACTAACGAGGAACGCAAGCGGGCGTTTGAAACGTTCGGGGAGGATTAACTATGAAACGAGCACTGATACCAAATTATGTTATAGAGTATTGGAATGAAAAGCAACACGAAAACTGTGGTGATAAAGCATTATCAATGTGGCAAATAAGAGATGACTTTTATAGGCAGGCAGATTACCGTAATAAGTTAGAAAAAGAGGTTGATAGTTCCTTGGATTGGATCCGAAAAAACCATGCAACCTTTTGGGAATTTATTTGTAGTTTATAGTGGATCAATGCTGATTTTAGTGTTCTCTAAATTAGGAATCGATAAATAATCTTTGTTCGGAGACACTAAGTGTAACGTGTTTAAGCCGCTGAGTTCTGACTTTATGTCATTATTTTGTGAAATGATAGTTTTTAACAACTCTTTTGAATCTATATCCTTACTCAATTTATCAGTATTTATTGGTTGCATAGTAGAAAATAGTTCTTCAAACAGTGTAGCTGAAGCTTCCTGATTACTAAGAGTATCTATGATTGCTGTTGAAAGTGTCTTCTTGAATTCTTGTATTTCACAGTATTCTAAGCTACGTGGATATTCAATATATTTTATGGCAGATATATCAAATAAGCTTTTAGTGGCGTTATCTTTAATTAGAACAAGTGGTTTACCGAAAGCTAAACGTAGACCCAATTCGAATAAAACGTTCCCGTTATTATTGGATAAATCTACAACAACAATATCATCGTTAAGAATTCCATTGATAATATTTTGGGTTATAACAGATGTTTTTAGAGAGCTACTGATAACATCTGCGTTACTAATATTGAATTTGTCAATTCCAGAAACTACTTCCTGAATAATTTTTTTAACGTGTGAAAAGTGTTCCATAGTCAATTCTGGAGATTCATTTGATCCAGATATTGGCATAATGATACCACTTGCCAGTGTGTCATTCTTATCTTTTTTATCAGACATATTGTTGCTCCTTTATAAATAGTATTGTATTTATTATAGCCTAAAGCAAAACTCAGTCACATAAATAATTTTAAGCAAGGAGATGACGACGATGATTAAGTTTAGAGCGTGGGACAACGAGTGCAACGTAATTAGAGACTATGACGAATTGAAATGTTTGACCTTGGACGCCTTAGACGCAAGTGATTTTAAGCTTGAACAGTTTACCGGCCTGAAAGACGTGAACGGCAAGGATATCTATGAAGGGGATATTGTATCAGTTTTTAACGAGGACGGAAATTACTACAACGATGTAATTGAATGGTGCATAAAATACAATTACCCAGCATTTGACTTAAAATACCATTCATATTTATATGCATCTAATGCGTTGTCTGAAATCATGAATGCTGGTGTTGAAAATATCAAGGTTATTGGCAACGTGCACGAGAACCCGGAACTACTGAAAGGCTGATTTTAAAGTGTTTCTAGGAAAAGTATTCATATCTACACCTTTTATCGAAAAACGTAAACAGGAGGAAAAACATGACTGACACCGAATACGCCAAAGCAATCCAAATGAAAGCCACGGTTGCCAACCTGGAAATGAGCGCGGCACTGACAACTGAGCAACAGGCACAAATTGGCCAGGACTTCATTGCTGACATTGCGGAGTTGAGCAATCGCGATAGTAAACAAAAAGCCGCCTACTAAGGCGACCAGTCACAGGACCACTCGAATGACCGTTGTCAGTATAACATATAAAAAACGCCGCCATCGCTGACCGCGCTACGATTAATTCCGAATAAACTAATTATAGCATAGTCAAAATAAGGGGTGGCGGCTTTGGTTAACGAAGTATTTAAAAATTATGATTTAGAGGCGACTGAGGATAATGTTGATCTGGAGTTAAAACGGTATCAACAATTGAAGACGGAACAAAAAAGATTGAAGCTAGTTGCATTAAGCGGGCAAGCCTATGATGGAATGCCACGTAGTGAAACTAATATTAATGGCACCGAAGAAGCGATGTACAAAAGGTTACAGGATCAGGAATGGGTAAAAAAAGAGATGGCATTGTTAGAAACTGCGGTCGACTTTGTTGCAGATACTGATGAAAAGTCAGCACAATGTTCAGCCATCTTGAAATGGAAGTATTTAGATGGCTTCTCGACCGATAAGTGTTGCATCAAGTATGGGCAAGCGTTTGAAAAAGAAGGTTACCCGTTAGCACGGACAACGTTTAATGACAAGTTGAAACAAGCGCGGTTGAAGTTTGCTGAAATTTATCCACGAGAGTTGCGAGTTGAAGCCAGCAAATAAAATCCGTCATAATCCGACAGAATCCGTTATTATCCGTACACAATTCGTCATAATCCGTTCCACAGAGCATAAAAAGGGGTGTAAATTAGTATTATCGAATGTTAGGTAAGCCACCCCAGCTTGTTAGCCTAACTTCAAGTGGCCTTAGCTCAGTTGGTAGAGCGCCTGACTGTTAATCAGATTGTCGCTGGTTCGAGTCCAGCAGGCTACGTTGCCAGCGGATTTATAAGGGGTGATGCGCTCCTCTCTGCCGCTGGTATAGTCTTCGTGTTTGACGTCGGCCGTTAAATGCGAGTATCGCTGTGGGCTAATTGGTAAGCCACAATGGGATGTAGGTTCGAGTCCTACCGGCGATATTGTTAAATTAAAATTAAGGAGGAATCGGTTATGTTTAAAATTATTGAACAACTAGTAAATGAGGTTTTACATGGTCATTTGGTATCAATTAACAGATCAAATGAAAATTTGGCTGATGGTCAGACATTAGCTCACTATGATTTCAATGTTAAAACAAAAACCCCCACCTTAAAGTGAGAGTTCTTTAAACTAGAATCTAGGCAAACTGAGTAGATTGTCATAAGTCGTTTGGTTTGCTTTAGTTCTTATATATGGATCACGGTAAGGTGGGATGCACTGTTTCAACTTCGGTTTTATTGCCTTCACGTGAAGTGAAATAATATTCAAGGCTTTGATCAATAAAAGTGACCACTTGCGCAACGGTTTCTTCACTCCCATCTGATAGTTGAACCTTTTTAATATCAGATTCGTCGGTGTCAAAACTATTGTCCGTATGAACTTTCACTATTTCATGTGACATATTTCTCTCTCCTTTCGTTAAAGATGAAATAAGTGTACATCTATTTGATAGTACTATGAATCACATAATTGGCGCAATTAATCTGGCCACCAAATTACATGCGGAAACATGCGCGCTGTGGTAACATAATCAAACATGGTTGCAAAAACTATAATCGTTTTTCTGATAACAACTGTGTTTAGGAGCCTGACATTTAGTTGGGCTCTTTTTAGTAAAATACATAGTGTGTATTGCAACTCAAATAATGTTGGATATAGTATGATATAAAATTGTATTGTTGAATAACAGGATCGCCATCTTATGAGGCAACAATACATGGGTCTGACTTATGTCAGGCTTTTTTGATACATAAAATTAGGGAGGTAGCGGCAATGCCATGTATGATACACAGCAAATATGGGTACGAGCCGCCTGAATGGGTACAGGCTGGCTCTCGGCTAGGTAGATGGTACAAGGGTAAGAAGTGTCGTGCAAATAAGCATGGCGCTTTTAGTTTGGATACAAAAAAGAAGGCGATCACGCCTTCAAAGAATGTTACTTGTCAAATTTATCTTTCAGAGTGTCAACAGCATCTTTAGCCGTATCTTTGGCATCAGCTAACTTATCCTTAGCCTTGCCAACTAAGCCTTCAGCCTTGCCCTGGGCTTCACGGGTTTTGTCACCGGTTGCTTTGCCTTCAACTTCCTTGGCCTTGCCACTAACTTTATCTTTGGCGTTCTTAGCTTTGTCTTCTAAACTCATTTTGTAGCCTCCTGATAAAAATAATTGTGAAGCGTAATTGTTCGAGTAAAAAGGTCACTGTTTTCCGCCAGTGACCTAAAGGTTATTAACTGGATAACCCTTGAACACCTATAGAATAAATTGGTCTTAATTGAAAGTCAACCAAAACGGCATGTTATGTATTAATTTCAAACGCGTCGATTTCGACTGGGTTAAAAACGGAGGTAAAAAGTATGAATTTTGGAGAAGCAATTAATGAGCTAAAGCATGGAAATGCGGTCGCACGTAAGGGATGGAATGGCAACGGTATTTATATTAAATTGCAGAAGCCTGATGAAAATTCATTTATGACTCATGAGTACGTTTATATTGATACAATTGGTTTACACACGAACAATCCAGATACACCCATGGATCGTGTTCCATGGCTAGCTAGTCAAACTGATATGTTGGCTAACGATTGGGTCGTAGCCGAATGACAATATATAATTCCAATTAACGGAGGTGTGGTGGTATGTAATGGATAAACGAAAAGCGGCTGGTAAAGATTACGCGGCCGGAATGAAGTACAAAGATATTTCAGCTAAGTATGGTGTACCGATTGGAACGCTTAAATCATGGCGAACACGCGACGGTTGGAAAAAGGATGCATCCACAGTTAAAAGAGTGCAACCAAAACAAAAAAAAAAAAGATGCGCCCAAGGTTGCACCTAAAATAATTGACGAACTAGAGGCAAACAGTGAGCTTACAGATAAGCAAAAACTGTTTTGCCTCTTTTATTTACAACGATTTAATGCAGCGTGGGCGTATCAACAAGCCTATAAATGTAGTTATGAGACGGCAAGGGTTGAAGGTAGTCGCACCCTCGCAAACCCTAACATAAAGAACCAACTTACAGAGCTCAAGAAGCAGCAACGTTCCGAGTTGCTGGCAACGATTGACGACATCGCTCACGAGTACGCTAAGCAAGCGTTTGCTAGCCTTGGTGATGTACTAGATTACAAGGTACACGAAGAATTAGTGACAGACACCGATGGCAATGTGTTCCTTGATACTGATGATAACCCAGTCAAAAAGCACGTTGCTGATATCTACTTGAAACCGAGTGATCAGATTGATTGGTCACTGGTGCAGGATATTCATCGCGGTAAGGATGGTTTGGTGGTCAAGCTGTACGATAAGCAAAAGGCATTAGATAGCTTGTCTAAGCTGATTTGTGCTGATGACAACAATGTCAACGAACAGAAAGTCCGCAAGCTCAAAGCTGATGCTGATATTGCTGAAATTCAAGCGAAGACTGCTAAGCAAGGAAACGCACTACCGGAGCTTACCATCGTTGATTCATGGGAACAGGATTATGGTGGTGATGATACTTGATCAATATTCAAAAGATGGTTCAGCCACATTTTAAACAAATGTGGACGACGCCCAGGCCCTATGTTATCTTGCGCGGCGGTCGTAACAGCTTTAAGTCTTCGACGATAAGTATGAAGTTAGTTGAGATGTTTCTTTACCAAGTTACACAAAGCCATCCTGCTAATATTGAATGTTTTGCTAAAACGCAAGATGGCGTTTACAAGTCAGTTTATGGGCAGATTGTACAGGCAATGTCTTGGTTCGGGGTAACAGATTGGTTTGATTTTTATCGGTCGCCAATGCATATAAAATTTAAGTATAGTGATTCTAATTTCTGGTTTTATGGTATTGATAAACCGGAAAAATTAAAGTCAAACACTGATCCGAATGTTATTGCGTTATGGTATGAAGAATTAGCCAACTTTGCTAATAAAGATGATGTTGAAAATAATAACGTTACATTCTTGCGGCACAAATCGGAGTATGTTGATGAGGTCAAAGTATTTTATTCATATAATCCGCCGCGTGACCAATATGCTTGGGTTAATGAATGGACTGCTAGCAAGCTCGATGATCCAGACTATTTCATTGATACCTCAACTTACCTTGATGATAAGTTAGGATTGATTACTAGCCAAATCATGAAGGATATTGAGCGAAAAAAGAAGTTCGACAATGATTATTACCGTTGGCAGTATCTTGGCGAACCAATCGGGCTAGGCACTAGCATTTATTCATTCAGCCTATTTCAGCAGGTGAATAGCATACCGTTTGATGAAACACCAGTGTCGCTTTATTTCGGCCTTGATAGTGGTGCTCAACATTCAGCCACAGCGGAAGTAGCCGTGGTGTTGACTGATAAAGATAAACTTTATGTTTACGACACTTATTATTATTCACCAATTGATAAGCCACAGAAAAAAGCGCCTAGTGATTTGGCTAAGGATATTAATGACTTTGAAAACAGAATTCAAGATGAGTTACAAATGGATGCGCGGAAGTTTACCAGTGATAGTGCTTCAGTTGACTTTGCGTTAGAAAACCAGATGTTCAAGGATTTTGGCGTTAAGCACCATCATTTAGCAAAACCTAAGAAGTTCCAAATGATTTCGAATGTACAAGACATCTTGGCACAAGGCCGGGTATTCGTTCGCAAGACAGCCAATAACAAAATATTTCTTAGAGAGCATCGACAATATCAGTGGGATGATAAAACGTTGGAAAGTGAAAAGCCAGAACCTATCAAAGTATTTGACCATTCGGTTGATGCTTTTATGTACATCATTCAAGACAGTAAGCGTGACTTTAATCTTCAATTCTAAGGTGGTGAGCAAATGGGGTTATTGTCAAAAGTAGCCAATTTTTTGATTAAGGCAGGTGATAAAATGATTGGGGCTAAATCAATGACACATATTTGGGATGATGATCGCGTTGCTATTACTGCAGAAGAATACCGGCGATTGTTGCATGCAATTAATATTTATACTGGTGACCATCTTGTAACTAATTATCTTACATCAAAAGGTGAACCGAAAACCCGCGATAAGTACACATTAAATTTGTCAAAGGTAGCATCGCGACGTATAGCATCATTATGTGTAAATGAAAAATTTACCGTTGAAATTGGTTCATTAGCAAACCAGGGTGATGGCGAAGATGTAGGAAAGTCTAATGATGCGGAAGTAGTTAATGATTATATTAAGGGCGTGTTAACCAATTCTGATTTTCAAAATCAATTGGAATCAAACATTGAACATGGTACTGCTTTGGGTTATATGGTAGCACGGCCTTATGTCGATACAAACGATAATTACAACATTAAGGTAGCATGGTCTCGGGCTGATCAAGCTTATCCATTGCGCTCAAGTAGTAATGGTATGAAAGAAATTTGCTTAGCAACTCGTACGCAAGTAACAGAGCAACATACACCAATCTGGTACACGTTATTAGAATTTCATCAATGGGATGCTGGTGGTCAGTACGTGATTAGTAATGAGCTTTACCGTTCGGGGTCAGTTGATGTGATTGGCGATCAAGTGCCATTAGCAATGCAATATCCTAATTTAGAGCCACAAACTGTGGTGGCTGATAGAATCTATCCCGAGTTTGCGGTTTTTAAAACACCAGGTTTCAATAATCGGAATTTAGATAGTTCAACCGGATTAGGCGTGATTGATAATTCGCTGCGAACATTGGAAGCAATCAATGATACTTATGATGCATTACATTGGGAAATCATCACTGGTAAGCGGCAAGTTATCGTCCCACCTGAAATGGTTAAAACAGCTCATCGACGTAATCGTAATGGTGATGTAGAAGACCAATCTATGGTTGACGACGACACTGATGTATTTGTTTCTGCAAACTCACAAGCTGATGATTTCAAACCGGTAGATATTACCCGTGATTTGAGGGTTGACCAACTGAATTCAGCTATTACCGAGTTCATTCACCGATTTGAAATGGAAAGTGGATTGAGTTCGGGAACATTTAGTTATGATACGGCTGGTAAAGGTAGTAGTGTTACAGCCACACAAGTTGTTTCAGAGAACAGCTTAACTTATCAAACTCGGAGTAGTTACCTAACCATGATTGATCAGTTTATTAATCAGTTAATTCATGCGATTATCGAGATTGCAACAACGCCACAGTATTTTCCTAATGGTGTGACACCTTTGGATAATAGTGTTGTGGATTACGACGACTTAGATATTGAGACCAATTACGATGATGGCGTGTTTACAGACAAAGCATCACAGGCAACGTATATCGAGGGACTGACTAATGCGGGCTTGATGTCAAAGGTTAAGGCAATTGCCAAGTTGCAAGATATTCCATTGGACAAGGCTGAAAAGGAATATCAGCAGATTTTAAAGGAAAGTGTCGGTGCAATGGCTTCGAAAACACCTGATATAACTGACTTATTTGGCAATAATTCTAGCAGTGAATAGAGGCTGATGATTTATGAGCAGAGTTGATAAAGCAGTCAGTATATTACAAGGCGAATATGATACCATCCAAGCGCAGGTTATTAAGAATATCATTGAACGATTAAATAAGGATGATTTGAGTAAACTCAATAGTGATAACGTGTTGGCTTGGCAAGTTAAAAGGTTAGCTGAGTTAGGGGATTTTAACGATCAAACAATCAAGCAAATTGCTAGTCATGTTAACAAGTCTCATCAGATTGTTAGTCAGATTATGGTTAGTATTGGGTCCAATATTAAAGCGACGACGGAAAAAGAACTTATTGAAGTAACCGGCAAAGAGCCTAAGCCAACTAGTGAGATTGACTATCTGATGAAAAACTATGCCAAAATGGCCAATGATAGCCTTGATAATAAGATAAACGAAACGTTACTCACCAGAAATACTGCGATCTCAGCACAGGCCCAAGCCTATCGTGATATTTTACAAAATACGGTAGCCAAGATATTGACTGGCACTCAGGAACCCCAAAAAGCCTTGGCCGATACGATTTATCGGTGGCAGGACAATGGGTTGAAAACTAACCTGATTGATAAGGCCGGTCGAAATTGGAATGTCGAAACTTATGCCAACATGGTGATTAATACCGCTGTTCCTAAAGCTTATGCAGAGACGGTTAAATCACGCATGGATGAATACAATTATCATTTGATTGTTTATCCCGAATTTGCGGCCGCTCGTGAAGACTGTGCCCGAATGCAAGGTAAGGTTGTCAATACTGTTCCTGCGAGTGATCCGGACTATGATGACAAGTACGACACAATTTATAATCATAACTATGGTAAAGCTGGTGGGGCGCTTGGCATTAATTGTCGGCACACTGACTTCACCATTTTCAATCCTAGAGATATGGAAGAAACTAAGCAAACGGTAAAACCTAGTGATGCAATTAAACAGGAAAAGCTTATGCAAAACCAGCGTCGCTTAGAACGGGCTATCCGCAAGTCTAAGCTCGCTTTACAATCAGCCAATGAATTAGGCGACGAAGACGCACAAATGCATTATAAGGCGCTGATACGCACCCAGCAGGCGGCTACTAGGCAATATGTTAATAGTCACGATGGCTTGGTTCGTCAATATCAACGTGAACAAATTGTTAAGTAATACTCGGCCCAAGCATGCCGTTAAACTGCTTTTTGTATTGCAATCAAATTATTCGAGGTCGTTGCCTCGTAAAAAAACGAAAGGGGTATTGCACTATGGCGTTAACACGTGAATTTTTAAAAGAATTAGGTATTGAAGGTGATAACCTGGAGAAAGTTATGTCGGAGTACGGTAAAACACACAGCGAATTAACTGAGTTGCAAAGCAAGGTTACCAATTTAACATCTGAAAATGAAGCACTTGCTTCGAAAGTTAAGGAACGTGACGATAGTATTTCTAAGCTTGGTGATGAAGCCGGGACTAGTCAAAAACTCAAAGATCAGATTGCACAGTTACAGGCTGATTCAAAGAGTAGGGATGAAGAATGGAGCAACAAACTCACAAAGGCGCAAACGGACAATGCGGTTAGACTGGCTTTAATTAACGCCAATGTGCATGATCCTAACGATTTGATGAACCAATTAGATATGAGCATTGTCAAGCTGGATGATGATGGAAAAGTCAAAGGTTTAGACGAACAAGTTGCTGCCTTGAAGGAAAGTAAAGCTTACTTATTCAAGGATGATTCAATAGATGAGGGCAGTAAGCCCAAAGGTCACGTTGTTCCTGGTCAGCCTAAAGGCGGCCCATTACCCGCAAAAACACTTGATGAGATGACAATGGCTGAACAAAATGAATTGTATCGCCGCGATCCAGACACGTGGGAAAAAATGAATTACGAAACTAAATAGGAGGTGCCTTAAATGGCATATACAAACTTATCGGACATGATTGTCCCTGCCGTTCTTGGACGGTATGTTACTAACAATATTATTAAAACTAATCGATTTGTTCAATCAGGTATTTTAACGCCTGACACGGCGTTAGGCCCACAATTGACACAAGCTGGTTCACGAATCAGTGTTCCATTTATTAATGATTTATCTGGTGATGCAGATAATTGGGTTGATGGTCAAGACATTGCTGTCAATAGCTTAACTTCTGGTAAGCAAGAAGGCATTAAGTTCTACCGTGACAAAGCATTTGGGTACACAGACTTAACGACTCTAATTTCTGGCGCACCGGTGCAAGAGCAGATTGGTAATCGTTTTGCGCAGTTCTGGGTACGGCAAGACCAAAAGCTACTGTTGCAAGTTCTTAAAGGCATTTTTGGCAATACTGACATCGCAGCAGCTAAGCTATTTGATCAAACGGTTAAGTCACCAACAGATGCGCAATTCGGCCCCAAAGGTTTCTTAGCAGCCATTGGTTTAATGGGTGATTTGCAAGATACTACATTTGGCTCCATTGCAGTTAATTCAGCAACGTATTCAATGATGAAGTCGCAAGGCTTGATTGAAACCATCCAGCCACAAAATGGGGCTACGCCGTTTACGGCATATAACGGATTACGTATTGTTTTGGATGATGACATTGAAACAGATTTGACTGACAAGACTAAGCCAACAACAACTGCATATGTCTTCGGATCTGGCGCAGTTTCATATTCAACTGTCATGAAATCAACTGAAACACAGCGTGATGCCCTAAAAAGTGGTGGTCAAGACGCAATTGTTCAAAAACGAATTGGAACGATTCACGTTCAAGGGACGAGTGTCAAATCAGACTTTTCACCCGCTATTGCTAATGCTGTATCTGACGCAGAATTAGCAGCATCGACAACCTGGGAAGTTGTCGATGGTATTGATCCGCGAAACATTCAAGTTGTAGCTTACAAAGCACAATTAGATCCAATGTTTGTGCCAGGTGCAACTGTAGCAACTACTACAGGTAATACGGGAAACTAGCAGCGGCTTCCACAGCGGAGCCGTTACCAACTAGTTTGCCGGCCGAATCGGACGTGACTATTGCCGATATCAAAGCGTATTTAGATGATTTAGGTGTTGATTATACTGGTGTCACCCTAAAGGATGATTTGTACGGTCTACTAAAAGAAAATTGGAAGTGATCCCAATGGCCTATTTAACTTACAGTGAGTTTCAAGCATTACCATTTGCGGACCCATCGATTGCAGAAGCGGATTTCGATAAGTATGAGTGGTTTGCCGAACAAGTAATCAATGAACTAACCATGAGCTTTTATGAATATCATGATTTAGCTACTGATACCGATACGTTTAGGGTCACTAAATTTAAACAAGCGGTGGCTTTGCAAACTATTAATCAGTTTGAGAGCGAAACGTTGACACAAGACCAGGCTGAAAATGAAGCCCAAAGCATTACTATGGGTCGAACTTCTATCAACTATGGGAGCACGCCAGTATCAAATGGTGGTTCATCTGATGGTTATATTTCGGCTGATGCTTACCGCCAGTTAGTCCTGACAGGACTGCTTTATCGAGGTGTTTAGATGGCCAGGAAAACTAAATTAACCCCACGTATGCGTGATATGCTGACCGACAAGGTAACCATTGCACATGTTACAGGTAAAGACATGTATGGCCAGCCAACCTATGAGCAATATCAGCTTACAAAGCTTCGCATTGATCACGAGAGTATTAAAAACACGTCGTCTCAAGGAGAACTGCTGACGCATCTGGATGTCTATTTGGTTTATCCAGATTATGTTAAGGTCGTCGATTCGGCTGGTAATTCAGTATCCTGTCCAGATTTGTCGAAAATGGATAGCGATGATGAGTGGAAGATTATTGATGACACCGTTTATCGTAGTGTGGCTAACGTGAATATCATCAAGCAACCATTCAGAGACATGGTATTTTGCTATGAATTGGAGGTGGTTTAATGCAAGTTGATGTCAATGTTGAGCTTTCCCTTCTGGTTTGAACCCGCCTATTCCATTTTATGCCAGTTATCCAGAAACAGGAGAGTCCATGGGCCTAGAACATATGGCCGGTGAACAAATCGGGTCTATTGATATGCTTGGTAATACCGAACGGACATTGACTTACGAGATTACGTATAAAACGCAAGCTAATGGAATTTCAGTGCTGAATCAATTTGCCGCTTATATTGCTGACAAATTCGACGATCTAGTATCAGCAAATGGCACCTACGAAATTAACGATAAACCGACAGTGACTTTGCCGATATATCAAGGCAGTGATGATAATTGGAATTACTTTTCAATTGATATTAATGTCAATATCGTGACACATTATTAAATTTAAGGAGCGTGAAAGAATTGTCAAACTTAACACAACGTCATACTTATGGCTATAACGCAAAGGCTTATATTGATGTTAGCGGAAATACTGACTTATCAAAATTTTACGGAATCAAGGCTTCGGATGTACTGTCCGAAACATGGCCAGCTGGATTGAAGATGGCGAGATTAGGAAAGGGCATCACGGAAGTTACTCCAGCGGCTTCAGAAACAGTAGATACTGAATCTGATATGTTAGATGCTGGCTTTCAAAAATCAAATGTATCTGCTAAGGCTATCACTTATGCTTTTACGGGGAATTCATATGCCGGTGATGATGCGCAAGACTTTATTCGTGACAAGTTTTCAAAATTATCAAGTGAATTGGAAACCTTGGCTGTTATTATTGACCCCGATCAAACAATTCGTATTTTTAAGGCAGTTATTACCACACCTTTGTCATGGTCAGGAGCAGTCAATGCCACCTCACCTTTTAGTTTCACATTGACTGTTGACGGGATGCCATACGTTATTCATAACGATGGCTCAGTTGAATGTCAGGTAACTGGTTTGACGCTATCACCCGAAACAGTTTCCATTGCCGTAGGAGCAACTCAGCAGGTTACGGCAGCATTAGTACCAGAATACGCCTCTAATAACACCATTGATTGGTCAACCGGAGATAATAAGATTGCCACTGTTGATGATACCGGTAAGGTTACCGGTGTTGCAGAAGGTCAAACAATTTTACAAGGGTTTGTCAAGTCAAACTCATCAATTGCTGCCACACTCACGGTCACAGTTACAAAAGCTTCTGGTCAATAAGAGCAATGATGTCGCCTAGTAAACACACAATACTATTAGGGGCGGCATGTACATAAAAAAGAAAGGAATTGATTAAACATGAGTACTATTAAATTAACAGATTTCGGAGATCCGTCTAATGATATTGATTTTGATATTTCTGGCAAAAAATTATTCTTAAAATCCCACGATACGTTGATGGATTTAATTGTTTATACTGAAAACAAGCGATTAGCATTGTTAAGTAAATATGATAAATTACTTAAGACAATTGATAATATTGGTTCTGAATCCAATACCAGTAAGCTGTTAACTAATTTTTCCAAGCATAGCGAAGAAATTGAACAAGACAGAAAAAATGCAGATACTGATATGCGAAACTTGTTTATCGACTTCTTTGATTCCGTTTTTCTTAATCAAGATGGGGATGAAGTGGAGGCTGGAAAACTAATTGCCAAAACAGTGGTTACAACAACGGCACTAAGTACTTTTTTTGAAAAAATAGTTGCCTTAGTTAAGCAACAGGATGTCAATATTCAGTCGAAAATGGACAAAGCCACTGGTGATGCTTTTAAAGCTGCAGGCATCACATTGGTTGGTGACAATCATGATGCCAACGAAGACACTGAATAATGATCTGCTAACAGGTATTGTTTTTGGAAAATATGAGTACAATGTTAATTTAACTTTCGATAATGTAATAAGCTTTTTTAATCTAATTGATCCAAATTATCTAACGGAACGTCGCGTATTAGCGGCGTTCTTTTTATTAGTACCAGAAGCGCAACTTGATGCAGGAAGACTAACACAAAAACAAATATATCGATTGCTTAGTGAATTGATTGCATATATTAATTGGTCACCATATAGCGTGGCAGATGACAACCATGTAGATATTACGGGTGAGCCTTTGCCAATCCACAATAACCCCAAGTATTATGACTTTGAGCAAGATTCCATGGCTATCTATGCATCATTTAAACAAGTCTATAATATTGATCTTTGGGATGAACGTGGGAAATTACACTGGGTAAAGTTTCAAGCCCTATTATTTGGCTTGCCAGAAAATTGTCAATTTAGTCAGATTATCACTATTAGGCAACGTGAAATAACACCGCCACCAGCTAATGATCGTGATGCTAATCTTGAATATACACGGCAATTAGCTTTAAAGCGCCGGTTTGCGTTAAAAACGAGTTTGCTGGAAAGATTACAAGCGCTAGACGATAAAAGAAAGGAGGAAAAAGAATGGCTCAAGCCGACGGAACAGTAACAATCGTTTTAAATGGGAAAGATGCTAATTTTCTATCAACTGTTGAAAAAGCAGCTAAGTCTGCTAAAGAAAAGCTTGGTTCAGTAGGTGATGGTGCGGGTGACAATATTAGCACTAATACTAAGAAGAACATGAACAAGGCAGTTGAAGACGTTACGAGTGGTAAATCGAAGATTGATAAGGCCCTAGATAAACAAACTAAACTGCAGCTTGACACTGATCCTGTAAAAAAGTCGTATAAGTCTGTATTAAAATGGTATGAAGAAATTACTGGGACTAAGCATGCAAAAATTGAGACTGAGGTTAAAGGCAATGCTTCTAAAGAGATCAAAGAAATATTTAACGATGAAAAGAAAGTCAACCAAACTGGACTAAAAATAAAGTCTGAAGTGACTGGAAATGGTCAAAGAGACTTAAAACAGACTAAAAAAGAAGCAGAGGAATTAACCTCAAAAAAAATTAATCTTAAAGCAAACATGAGTGGCGATGCTGATAAAAAAGCAAAAGAAACTACGAACGATATGGATCGTGCACGGAAGTCAACGTCACGGCTAAAAGATATTATTGAAGGGACTTTTATCAGTAATGCCGTAATGAGCGGAATTTATGCGATGAAAAATGGCCTCGAAAGTTTAGTAAAAACAGGACTTGCTTATAATAAAGAGCAAGATACAATGCGAACTGTTTGGAAATCACTTACCTCAGAAGCACCAAAAGATGGTCAAAAGCTTATTGATTATATTAATAGTGTTTCTCAACATTCTATTTATGCTGCTGATACTGTTAACAAAATGGCACAGTCATTTTATCATGTCCATTCAAGTGTATCCGAAACCGAGCGTTGGACAAGAGCATTTGTTGCACTAGGGTCTACTTTGCATATGAGCAATGACGCTTTGGCTGAATCCGGAGAACAATTTGCAAAAATTGTTGCTGGTGGTAAAGCAAGTTCAGAAGACATGTCCGTTATGATTAACCGCTTCCCAATGTTTGGTGAAGCATTGCAAAAGGCGACCGGTAAATCTATGAAGCAGTTGTATGCCATGTCTGCTGCTGGCAAATTGTCTGCAAAACAGTTTGAACAAGCACTAGATTATCTTGGAAAAAAGTATCAAGGCGGTACTAAAGAAGCAATGACCTCGTTTTTAGGGATGACTATGTACCTAAAATCACGTTGGCAAGTGCTGACTGGTGACATTACCAAGACTGCTTTTAACATGAATAAGAGTATGCTAACGGACATGCGTAACCTGTTAAGCGATAACATGATGAAAAAGTATGCGGCATTAGCCTCCGATGCAATTAGTGTGGTAACTGGTGCAGTTGTAAAAGTTATTAAATACTTAAATCAACACAAAGATACAATTATTGACTTGATTGGTAACTTGGGCCAAATTGCGGGCATCGTTGGTCGTACAGTTTGGACCACGTTTGGCAGCATTATTACTAATATTGGTAAAGCCTTTGGATTAATTGGTTCCAATGCGAATGAAGCCAAGGATCCGTTGAAAGCATTGGATGATTTAACTAGAACCATGGCCAATAATAAAGAAGCCGTAAAAACGGTTACTCAGGCCTTACTTGCGGTTTTTGCTATTAAGAAGGCAGCTGCATTCACCAACAGTATTAAAGGAATTGCATCAACATTTGGATTGTTAAAGGGTGGTGTAGTGGCAGCTTCAGCCGCAGAGGAATCGGCGGCAAAAGCGACTGAAACAGTTACAACGAAGACTGGTCTGTTAGCTAGAATTGCAAGTAGGGTATTTGGATCTACCGGACTTTTGAGTGGAGCAGCATTGAGTGTGCCAGGTTTGTTAGCGGTAGGAGCCGCAATTGTAGCTATTGGTGCTGCAGGTTATGGCCTGTATCGTGCAAAAAAATACAGTGATGAACTAGGTGAGAGCGTCCAAAAATCACAAGCACGCTTCGAAAATTATGGTGTTCATATATCCAGTAGTACTGCAAAAGCGGTAGGAAGTATCAATGGTCAGTTTCAGGCAATCAAAGGTGATATGGCTGAGATGGATACGGCTACTGGTCGGGACGCTAAAAAGCTTTCTTCAGATATTGCCACAAAGTACACTAATATTACGCGGACTTTAGTTGGAAAAATCAGAACAGAGGCCAGTGAGGCTAAAACAAACTTAAACAGTTCTCTGACTGGTTTAGGAGCTGTTAAGAGCAACTTGTCATATGACTCCACACAACAAGATGCTAATAAAGCTGTTAAAAAGGTGCAAGCTGCCAATGCAACAATTCAAAAAATTGTTAAAAATACCGGTGGTGACTTGTCTAAGATGACAGCAGCACAACAAGAAGCATATAACAAAGCTAATGATACTTTGGCTTACTATACGTCTGGTTTGGCTCGTTCTGAGGAAGACCAAGAAAGTCTTATGAAAGAATATGCTTCAAGCAATTCTAAATTAAGTGCTGGTAAATATAAAGAATTGAGCCGCCAAGCAGATGATTATTATGCTTCGTCATTAAAAAAAGTACGGTTATTCGTTGCTTCCAATAAAGCTGAAGCCAAGAAGCTGTATGACCAAGGATTGATTAATGGTGCTGAGTATCAGGCTCGTATCGCTCGTTTTACTGCGCAAGAAGAAAGTGTTGTTGCTAAAGCTTTATTAAAGCGTCAGGCAACTCAAAATGAGTTGAATAAACATTATCAGAATACAGGTACTGATGACTTATATAGTGGTACTAGTATTTCTTCTGCATATAATGGGCTAATGGATAAACTGTATGGTAAGGGCTATAAGTCCTTACTAAATGGTACCTATGAAACTCGTAAAGAGTGGATTGCTGAAACTAAAAAGTTAAATGATAAATATCTTGATGCTGAAAAGCTGATGTACACCCAGGATACTAAACTCGGCAAAAATGGTCAGCTTGAATATAAATCACTAAAGGGCAATTACTATCTAACACAAAAGCAATGGTTAGCTGAGACGGAAGATATAAATGCTAAAACAATCAAATCTGACTTGAAGCGCAATGCTAATTCGTCTGCAACCATGCGAAAGTATGTTAAAGATCAAACTGCCGCTTACGAAAGCGCTGGTCACAGTCGTAAAGTTGCTGTTGCCCAAGCAAAGGTGGATGCTGCAGAATTAATTGCACAGACGAATAAAACCGCAAATGCTACCGAAAAAGCTGCTGAGAAGCAATCTACAGCTTTTGCCAAAGGTCTTTCCAGAAAGGGGAGCACAGTGGCCCGTGCTGAAATTAAAAAGTGGGGTATAGACATAACCAACACTACTAAAAAGATTGATTTTGGTAAATATGGGCAGCATACAGGAGCTGATTTTTGGAAGGAATTTAAATCTGGATCAAAAAAGGGCTACGAAATGGCGCGGGTATATTTCCAGGAACAGCTAGATAGCTCAGGAAAAAAGCTTCAACGAAACGGTAGTAAACAAGTTGCTATGTTCAAGTCTGGATTGAACGCTGGTGTTATTAGCCTTAAGTCTTTAAAGTCAAAGTTTGGTTCGTCGATTATGAATTTATTCCCGTCTAAAGGGTTAACTAAATTAGGTAAGGATGATATTAAACTTTTACGTCAAGGCCTGAAATCAGGAACCATCTCAGACTCAATGATGAAGAAGAAGTTTGGCAATGAATATAATGTGTTATTTAAGAAAGACTTATCTAAGCTGGGTAAAAATGATCTAGCTACCTTACGTGCTGGCTTGAAATCAGGAATTATTAACAAGAGCGATCTATCAAAACGGTTCAAGAAAGACCTAGATAGTATTTACAATAAGGATCTATCAAAGGTTGGCAAGAAAACACTCAAATCATTGGCCGAGGGATATAAGCTAGGCTTGCCAGAAGCTGAAAAGCAAATGCGGGCTTTGCAGAAACTCGTGGGCAATAAAACCAAAATTGATGTCAAAGGTCATGGTAAAACAACTATGGCCGGGTTAAATAAAATGTATAAAACTGGTCAAATCACTACTAATGAATACCTGAATGACCTTCAAAAATTATTGAAGAATAAAACCAATATTAGTTTGAAAAGTAACGGTAGCAAAACTTCCCATACCTACAATACTGGTTTTAAAGATAATTTCGGTGCAATATTTGGAAATGCACATGACTTGTCGAGTGGTGTTGACAAGCGAATGAATCCTGGTCAAAAAGGTAAGCCATATTCAAACGGGAAAACCGTGTCGGAAACGTTTGCTGATGGTTTAGCAGCTAGTGCTAAATACCCATTAGGAAATTCAGCTAAGATTGCTCAAAAGACGGCTGGTAATTTTAATTCTGCAAGTACGGCCAGTGGAACGTTGAGTAAAGCACTTGGCGGCTCAGATAAGCACACTAAGATTTCTGCGCCGGACTTAACTTATCATTTTGCTACCGGTACATTAGGTAGAAGTATTGGCCGCTTAACTCATTCTATGGTCAATGATGGACCTAAAGTTAACGGAAATAATCAAGAAATTATTTTGCACCAAAATGGGAAAGCAGAACCAATTCAAGGCCAAAATGTTATTCGTGAGCTAGTTCCAGGTGACGAGGTATTAAATGCGGAGCAGTCTCAAATGATGGCCCCTGTGCTTGGACTTAAACATTTTGCAAATGGTAGTCTAGTTGGCAATGTGACCAGCTGGATAAAGAACGCGTTTAAAGATGTAACTGACTTTTTGTCACATCCTATCAAAAATTGGAAAAAGCTTATTGATGGTACTTTTGATAGTAGTGGTTTCAGCGGTACTCAAGGATCTACTATTGGAGGTGCCGCCAAGACTTTTGAAAAAAATCAAACTGATTGGTTGAAAAAATTAGCCATTGAAGGTGCTGGAAATCCAGGCGGTGCTGGTGTAACGCGGTGGATACCGTATATCAAGCGGGCCGCTGCCGCCATGCATGTATCTATGCCTGAAGATGGTATTAAGAAGATTCTCAATACTATTAACCATGAATCTGGTGGGAACCCAACAGTGTTCCAACATGGCTATGTGGATGTCAATACTGGTGTTGACCCTGCTCAAGGGTTACTCCAATTTATTGGACAAACGTTCCGATATTATGCGGTTAAAGGCCACGGAAATCGTGCTAATGGTTATGATCAACTACTAGCGTTATTTAACGATTCGAACTGGTATAACGATTTGATGTGGAATCGTGGTTGGGCACCAAGTGGTCATCGTCGTTTTGCAACTGGTGGTGTCGTTGATCGGCTTACACATGCACTACTTGGCGACGACCCTACACATTCACATGAAACTATTGTCAATGAAGCTCAGCCAACTGCTGATGGATTACTTTCACAGTCGATTAGTGAACGGGCAAAACAAGACCCTCACGGGTTGTACGCTAATTTATTAAAAATTTCCCAACAAACCGCTTTTGGGCAAGCAAGTATGAATCGCCAAGTTGCCGAGACTGGTAGCTTAAATGGATCTAATGACGGTTCCTTGAAAGAACTTACTCATGTTTTGAAATCGGCAGCTACGCAAGGAAATGTCTATTTAGGTGTGCAAAAAGTTGGTAATGTTATTCGTAAAGATACAACTAGCAAGACTAAAAATGACGCCTTTTGGGCAGGAAGGATGGTAACACGTTGATTATTGATGGAATTAGTAATAATGAACTGGGTATCACTTTTAATGGTATTCATAGTCGAGACTTTGGTTTACGAGTAAGCTCAATTAGTGATCCAATGCCAACCTTAAATGATGCCAATACTGACATTCAGCCCATGATTGGTGACCTGTATCAAGGAACGGATATTCAAAGTAAAACCATTAACGTTACCTTCCGTCTAGTTGGCGCTAGATCATATCAAGAGAAGTACAAACGATTACATGATATTTGGGCATGGCTGATGCCTGAAAATGGTGAGGAAGTAGCATTTACCATTGACTTTTTGCCAAACTGGACTTGGTATGCTCACGTTAGCGCTAGCTTTGATGTTACAGACTCTTTGTACCAAGGAACTTTTACAGTGCCATTCACTTGTTCTGACCCTCGGGCATACGGACCAATGCGGCAGTATCAAATTGGCCCACGTAACTTAGCCATTGGTGCTGGGGAAACCTTTACATCCAGTGGTACTGCTGGACAGATTGCCAAGCTTTATGAGTTAGATGTGGATGCTGATATTTGGAACGGTACGATGTCGCTTCGATATAGCTGGTCGGCTAGTGATATTACTGGTATGTTTAAAATTCGTAGGGGAATTGTGGATGATGATGGCATAATTACTTACACAGATTTGTCCACGGTAACTGTGACCACTGCCAGTGGAAAACAGACTACCACTATTAAGTGGGCAGCTGTAACAGCTGGGCAGTCATCATTTCTTTCATTTGACCAGGTTTCTGGCGGTGCCAAAATCCAAATCTATGATCTACAGATTGCTAAGATTGAGGCGTCCGGTTTTGACCAGGTAATTAATGAAATCACTAATTTACCTGACAGTACTTTAGTGACTATTAATTCAGACAATACTGTGACATTGCATGATGCCGATTCCACTGCCGAAAGTTTTCCGACTTTTATTTTGCACCCTCAAACCGATATAACCAAGATAGGAATTGCTGATTTGGGTAGTGAGGATTATCTTTATCTAGGTAGTGAGGTTGATCCTGACAGTACTGATCAAGTCGTGAATAATGAGCCACTAGTTGTCCATGATTACTGTCAGACGATGAATACATGGCATGATTTTTCTAATCCTTCAAGTACAGATTCTGATGCCACTGAATATTTACCCCCATTTGCACTTGAAAATGGCGTCATTGGAGTAGATTCAAAGATGAAAGGACATACTGAAAGCATTGGCGTTGGAACCAACAGTGACGGTTCTTACCGTTTTGGGAAGCCATTACAAGCAGGTAAGTGGAACGGTGCTGGTGCGATGCATAATACTTTCCCTGGTGCTTATACTGATTGGCAAATTTCACTTAGGTTACAAATGAATGTTGGTAGTCCACGAGCACAAGGCAAATTGGAAATTTATCTGTTGGATGAAAATAATTTGCGCATGGGGAAAATTATGCTAAAAGATAATCTCAATAATGGTGAAGCAATTGCCATTGGGATTGAAATAGGCACTCATGATCAACGCAAGGGCATTTATAATGGCACCGGCAAAATCACCAAAGGCAAAACGACTAAGGTGGCTTTAAAAACCTATAAGAACGGCACGTTGTCCAAGAGCACAGTTAAGATAAAGAAAAAATCAGTTGTTCAATATTCAACTAAGTATTTGCCTCAAAGTACTGATAAAAGCATTTTTACTAACTTTTTCGGTACGATTACTTTCAGAAAAGTTGGACATCTTTATAGTGTCAGTATTATGAAAATGGATGTTAACAGTGGCAAAAATGCTTGGTCAACACCAGTTAAGGGGAGCTGGAACGATACGGAAGGAACTTATGATGGCCATAAGTTAGCTAATTGTGCTGTCTACATGGCTAAGTTTCCTATTGCTGAAGATTTAGCCAGTCCAGCTAAGGGGTACAGTAATGATCATATGTATCTAACGGACCTGAAAGTCTATAACATTATAGATGGTGGCAATGATGCCTTACAAACACCAGTTCCAATAGCCAAAGCGGGTGATGAAATTCATATCAATACTAGTGATGGCACGATTACTAAAAATGGTAATTTGTTTAATAGTAGCAACAATCACCTCATTAAGGCACCTGGTTCTAATGTATTAGGGCTGTCATTAAGAGGCGCTGCTGATAAGACATTGAGCTTCTATCCGACTGAGGGCTGGTCTATTGCCCATCAGTCGGTATTTTATTAAGAAGGTGTTTTGATGAGAACGATCACTATTTATGATAATAGTCTGAATGAGACAGCTTCCTATACGTTAGACAATCATGGTATTCCTTACTTTGGTCATACTTATACTTGTCAAATTGAAGATACTGACAATGGTCGATTGTGGGAAGATAGCAATACCTTTTCAGTTCTAAATAAGTATCGTCCAGCAAGCACACCAACAAGTGCTTGTTTTTTTGACTGGATTGGACCTGACAATCGTATTTATCGTTATCGGATTACCGATATAACCGATTATAGTGGTCAAGCGGCTAATGGATTACTGCCCTATACCACGTTTACGGGTGCCAATAAACTTGCTTTTGATTTAGCAGGAATTTCAATTGAAGATAAGACTTGGATTTCACCGACATTGAAAGAAGTTGCGGAATATGTTTTAGGTGGTACAGGTTGGGAGATTGGTGAATTTGATGAGTTAGGGCTAACCACTGACAGTCCAACTAACTTTGCCATTAGTGGTGCATCTAATGCCCAAGATGCTTTCAGTACAATGATCTCTAGCTTTAGTTGTGAGGTGCGAGCTTATATTGAAGTCGACATGTACGGTAATCAAAAGCAAGTAGTTGATATTGTTAAAAACTTGGAACCGGTTGTCAATAGTAATTTTGCCACATTAACAGATCAGTCAACTAATCTGTACACTGATCCAACACTAGCAAATTCACAATATACTGGTGACCCTACACAAGGGAGAACCATTGAATACCGAGCAGGTCTGGCAGGGTTTCAGCGTGCGCAGAATTGGCAAGCGTTGTACACAAGAATTTACCCGATTAGCCAAAATGGTGCCACAATCCAAGCCGTTAATAATAATTCACCATATGTTTACGATACCGATGCTCAAGCATACTGGTTAGGTAGCGGGCAGCCTTATCGAACTTTGAAAATAACCAACGAAAACATTGGCAATCTTAGTGGCTTGAAGTCATGGGCGCAGTCCCAATTAAAAATTTATAATCATCCCGAATTCACTTATACCATCACAACTGCTTTTATGCGTCCTGAAGATATGCCTATGCTAGGGACAACTAATTATATTGCCAATTTTGATGTAGAACCTACTTTGACAATCTTGGCGGAAGTTATTCAAGTTGAGATACATGATGATGCACCAGCAAGCAATGTGATTACTTATGGTGAGTATCGGACATTAAACCCAACTTCGCCAGCATTAATTGATCAATTGCGTAGTAGTATATCTAGCGCAATTGCTAAAGCTAAAAAGGACGCTAGTTCGATTAAACCGGTCGCTTTAACCCCTGACGGTAACAACTTCACGGATACCACCCAGACTAAACGGTTGATTTTACAGGCTTGGGAAGGTAGCACGAATATTTCATCCTACATTGATAACAAGGGCTTTATCTGGCGCCGTTATAACACTGATGGCACGGTTGACACTAGCTACCAACAAACGGGCTACTTAATTAATGCGGCTAGTAACGCTGTGGGTACCTTACATGGGACGATTGAAGCTGACTATATCCAAGATGACCCCGAGATTAAGCTAGACACCACTGGGATTAGCTATTTAGGGGTCTATGGTCCCGATGATAATGGGGCACATTCAGCGACTCAATACATGGCCCGTTTAAGCAATGGACAGTACCTAACTAGTCGGGCTCGTGATGACAGTGGCTCTAGTGATACCATGTTTGCTTTACAGGATAGCAAGTTTGCCGTGCAGTCAGTGATGTTACAAATTCACGGTCAACATGGTGGAACATTCGGCGTGCAGGAGGTAGATGACACGGTCTATATTTGGTCGATTGTCAGCTTAAAGAACGATGGTAGTTATATTCTCGTGCGCTTCCCATATGTAGCGGGGCTTACTTTACAGCCTACCGATAAACGAGTTCAACAGGTTATGCCCCTTAAAGGATATGGCCGCATTAACTATGACCGTCAGCATGATATGGTCTCAATTGGTTATTCCGACGGCTCCACTGACATTCTCAAAGCTAGTGACCTGTTAGCCGGCAATTACAACGTTCTATACAACTTTAATATCACCGATTATGGCATTGATTTTAACCAGAACACTTACCAATCTGAATGTCTAGACTTCCCTTACTTTTACTTTGCGGCCGGTGGTGGTGAAGCTGAAACTACTAATGACCCGCATAAAGTGTGGGCCTTAAATGTTGTGCATAAAGGGGCCGAATTTGAAGCTTACTTTGACAATGATATGGTAATGCCCAACCTGACCGATGGAAGCCGTGAAGTGGAAACTTGTAACGTCTTTTACCAAGGCACACAGGCCTACTTGTTAGTGACCTTCAACACCCGGGTACTAGAAATTGACCCCTATTCAGCTGAAAAGGAAAAAGTGTACACGATTCCCATCACCAAACGGCCGGTAGCTAGTGTGATTGATAAAGGGACAATCAATGAAAATGATAGCACGGCCGATTAGAAGGGAGGTGAATTAGATGGCTGAATCTAATGCAACTCAAGTCATCTTAACTGATGATGGCATTAAGATTATAAACGCGCAAAATACGGCTGATAATGCGGCTAGTGGAGTTGCCAACTTAAACGATCCCAATTTAATGAGCGTCATTGAAAAGCAGACCCAAGCGGCACAATATGCCGGGTTAACTAGCCAGTATAATGTGGTGCTAGCCCAGGCTAAAGAGGCCAGTATAAGTACGACTGATTTAACGACAGCCTATACTAATCTGAATACCTTTATGTCGGCCATCTTAATGGATACCACTTGGGGNAAAAAAGGGGGCCCCCAAAAAATTTTTCCCCCGGGGGGAAAAAATTTTTCCCCCCGGGGGGAAAAAAATTTTTGGGGGGTTTTTAAAAAAACCCCCCAAAAAAAGGGGGGCCCCCCTTTTTTAAAAAAACCCCCCGGGGGGTTTTTAAAAAAACCCCCCGGGGGGTTTTTCCCCCCTTTTTGGGGGGAAAAAAAGGGGGGCCCCCCAAAAAAATTTTTTCCCCCCGGGGGGAAAAAAATTTTTCCCCCCGGGGGGAAAAAAATTTTTGGGGGGTTTTTAAAAAAACCCCCCAAAAAAAGGGGGGCCCCCCTTTTTTAAAAAAACCCCCNGGGGGGTTTTTAAAAAAACCCCCCGGGGGTTTTTCCCCCCTTTTGGGGGGAAAAAAAGGGGGGCCCCCCAAAAAATTTTTTCCCCCGGGGGGAAAAAAATTTTTCCCCCCGGGGGGAAAAAAATTTTTGGGGGGTTTTTAAAAAAACCCCCCAAAAAAGGGGGCCCCCTTTTTAAAAAACCCCCGGGGGGTTTTAAAAAAACCCCCCGGGGGG